TTACCTTGTTGGGTCTCAAACATCTGCTTAAACTCATCCGCAGTAATACCATACTTATATGACTTAGATGCTTGACGATCCAGTTGAGGCTTTGCGTGCCAGCGAACAAGACACTGTTTTTTGCAGCATTCACGGCAATGCTTGTTTGTGCGCCGACCTTTTTTATCAACATAAAAATTAGCGATATTTGTTTCACCGCAGGCAGGGCATTTAGGGGGTTTCTGGATTGATTTACCGTGGTTAGCACGATAGAACGGATCAGCCCAGCGAGCCTTTGCATCATCGCTGTACTTTTTTCTACGCTCATCTGACCACAAATTATTCATTTAGAATCCAAAAATCAAAACCCAAAAATCATCGCAATAACGACGGCCTTACCTGTCGTTACACCAGCAGACGGAGTCGTAAACGACAACACACCGGAGCCGTTAGTTTGAAGAACCTGCCCACTTGTACCGTCTGCATTTGGCAGAGTAAAACTTACGTTTGAAGCAACCGCTGCTGGTGCTTGCAGAGCAATATAGTTAGTACCGTTATCGGTATCCTCATAAAACTCAATTCCACCAGCCACCGCAGAAGTACCGGTAACTTGAACCCGACCCGTACCGTTTGCAGAAATCGTGATGTTTCCGTTGGTATTCGTTGCGGAAAGCGTATTGCCATCAAGCCTTAAGTTATCAACATTAAGCAGCGTGCTGAAGGTATCAACGATCTGATAGTCCGTGCCGTTAAACACAACCGTTCCAGATGTGCCAACAGGGAAAGTAACCCCGGTCTGACCAGAAGCCTTAATCGTCAGGGTGTAAGTAGAATCGGCATTGATAACCCGATATGCCCGGTTTGAACTTGGAGCCGTGATTGTAGAGGCTGCCGCCAAGGAAGATACATAGAGCGTGGCGTACTGAGCACTTCCGGCAACGATGTTAGTCGCACCAGAGTCGCCCTCTGTAGTGCTAATTGTTAGCGCACCGGCAGTAAAGTCTGAACTGGTTAACGCAGTCCGTCCGGCGATGGCAATATCTAGGTATTGGGTTAGCCCGTTATTTGTAACATCTCCCCAAGTGCCAGACTCGGTTCCAGTAACTGGAAGCGGGAGATCCAAAAGGCTAGTGCGGTTAATAGTCATGTTTAGTCCTTTATGCGGCTATATCGACCCAACTTGGGGTCTGTGAATCATTAACGGGTACCCAACTTGATGTCTGCGAATCATTGACATTTTGCCAGTTAGCGGTCTGGCTGTCATTAACCGATGTCCAAACCGATATAAATACAGACATAACCTGAGCATTTCCTTGGACGCCCGTTGGGTAGACATTGGCATCCCCGATAAACGCTGTAACTGACCCAACCTGCCCAACAGCCTGTAGCCCCGTGGTGGGTACATCGGCGTTAGCCTGAGTGGTGACTTGACCAATCTGGCCCGTACCTTCAACACCCGTAAGGGTAACGCTTGTACTTTGGACAACATTTGCTTGCCCAATAAAGCCAATTGCTTCGACCCCAGTAACAGTAACAACGCCGTCACCTGTAACAGAGACCTGTCCGACAAAGCCTGTGGCTTGGAGTCCGGTAACAAAGACATTAGTTCCTGTGGCAACCGAAACACTACCGATTTGACCAGTCCCGCTAACCCCTGTGAGGGTGACATTGGCTGTGCCTGTGGCTTGCGCTTGCCCAATAAAGCCTGTTGCACTGACCCCGGTAAGGGTGACACTAGCCCCTGCGCTGGCGGTAACGGAGCCAACAGAACCGCTACCTGAGACCCCTGTGACGCTGGTATTTGCACTACCACTGACTGCGACTGTGCCGATGGCTCCCGAGCCTTGAACCCCTGTAAGGGCGACAGAAGCGCCGCCTGTTGCTTGGGCTTGCCCGATGAATCCCTGTCCCTGAACACCAACTGCGAAGACATCGGCATTGGCAGAGACGGTAACTTGGCCTGCGAAACCTGTGCCTTCAACCCCTGTAACTGGGACGTTGGCGGCACCTGTGACCTGAGCCTGTCCGATGAATCCAGTGCCCTGTACTCCGGTGACGAGGACTCCGATCCCTTCTCCAACAGAGACTTGACCAATCTGACCTGTGGCTTGAACACCTGTGACTGCGACGTTTGCATCGCCAGTGACAAGTACCTGACCAACTGCTCCTGCCGCAGATACGCCGGTAACATTGACATTGACATCGACTGTTGTTTGGACTGTGACTGACCCAACAGCGCCGGTTGCTTGGACACCGCCGCCAACACCCCAAGCGGTTGTGCCCCAGCCGTCATAGCCCCAGCCACCAAGCGGAACTTCGACGTTGGTTTGGTCAGATCCCCAAGGGGTTTGCCCCCAAGAACCTTTTCCCCAGCCACTAATTGTCGCCACATTTTAGTCCGTTTAGGCGATTCTAATGATCGCCCCGGTTGCTGTAGCCGCAGGGAAGATGATGGTGAACGTGCCAGAAGTCGATGTCTTAGCACCACCAAAGTCTAGAATTGCTACTGCGGGATTACCCGTAGCCGTGTCGTTATAGATCATGGCGCCGTAAGCGGTAATAGTTGCCGTTGTAAACGAAATGTCAGCAAAATCAGTAAACGCCGTGGTTCCAGAAGATATGGGAGTTACTTTGGTTAGCGTGCCGCCACCAGCCGTATAGGAGCCAGAAGCCGCTACTTCATTGGTTGTGGTGTAAGCCGTGGTCGCAGCGGTAAACGAGGCGCTGTTGTTATACATAGCCAGTTTAAAGGTCTGACCAGAGCCAGTTGAAAAATTGTGAACACCCTTCAGGATTTCTACCTTGAAAGATGTTGGCATGAAATTACCGGTGAAAGCCATTTAACTTCTCCTTAATAAATGGGCGGCTTTTTCTTCCCCGCCCTGTACACAAACTTGAATACAGGTAGCCCTTTCGGACTGCGCTGCTCTCTTTAAATACTCAAAAATTGTCTTTTCTATCTGTTCTCTAAAATACTTGGCCTGCTCACGAATAGCCGGAGGGGCGGAATCAGCAACGCCAACAATCTTGTCGGCACAAACCTCAGCCAAATCCTCTAACGGCAATCCACCAAATTCGCTGGTTTTGACCATCGGGCTATAGATCTGCCCCATTTTTATCTCAAACATCAGGTCCTCACCGCCTCTGGCGCACGGTACTCAGGCTCCTGTGGCTCTAAAGAATCTTTGATTTCCAAATACTTTTTGGTTACAAACTTATCGTCTTCGATGCCTACCACCAATGGTTCGGCAAGTCTGTGATACCCATAGAGTTTACTTGCTATTGGCTCGTTTGTATCTAGTAAAGAAGACCCCTGAGCGATTCCAACCTTGATGCCACGCTCCATAGCCTTAGCCAGTAGAAACTCGCAGCAAGCCCGTCCTGCCTCGGCAAAATGGACATATCCTTTGTACGAAAAATCAATCCCGTAGAGGTGCATCTCAGCCACTTTTGCTGCAATGCCATATCCAATAGCGTATGCCACCGTGTTATTAAAGTATCCTGTCCCGCAGGCGTTCATGACCTCATCAAGCGGGAACTCGACCAAACCCGGGCAACGGCTGTCTAACTCGCAGGTGTAGATTGGTCCGGGGTGACTCTTAAGTACAGACCGCATAATCCCAGTCTGGGTGCCAGCATCGTCTGAGTCAAGAAACCGGCTTGCTGGGTCCATCATAAACACCCTGTCGTGATAGATGACGCCTGCCATAGCATTAATTGCCCAGACCTCATCAATCGGCTGGGAATGAGTTTTAGCCAGTATAAACTGATTATGGGACTTACCCATAGCCACGATGGCGATCTTCTTACCGGACAAATCAGGGATCATTTAACCGGGTACCTCACCTGACCAGAACGATAAGCATCCTGACGATCCTTGGCATCGCCCAACTGTTTGAGAAGCAGCATGGCTTCGTTGTAGCGCTCTTTGTACATATTGACCACATCAGCCTCAGACTTCATAAAAGATGCCGCTTCAAGCAGGGACCCGTACAGAAGTATTGACTCAAAGTTATCGCCAAGCCAAGACGTACCAGCCGACACAATCGAAGTTGGGTAGTAGAAGTAATGCAACTCAACCGTATAGTTTGAGTTAGGCATCGGCCCAAGGATGAACGTGTTGTAGTCAAAGACTGCATAGTATTCGGGTAAACCCGTATCTGTCTGACTTGGAAATGCCTCACGAATAAAGTTCACATCCTTGTTCAGAAGGTACAGGTAGTCCCCAGATGCAAAAACTCGACCATCAGGGAGTGTAGTTGGACCGTTACAAACCACTGCCAAAGAGAATGTGGAGAGCCAATCCGGGGGTAATGCTAGGTACTTATTGCCGGAAGTCGTAGCCCCCGTCATATTCTTTCGGATGGCTGGGATCTGAACAGAGTTATAGATCCGCTCTTCAGCATTTTGAACAAATGTTGCTATCTGTTCAGCAGACGTAAGACCGCCCGACCCCACTACCTGTGGGAAGTCGTTCTCACAATAAGCCTTGATTGCAGCAGTTAGTTCGGTGTAGTTCATTTAGCCCATCTTCTTGGAATGGCTGTTTCCACGGGTCGTGTTTTTAGTTCCACGAGTCCGTTGGGTTTGCGTGTTAGGCACGTTGTTGGGGTACCCATTGTTATTGGGCACAATTGGTACTTGTTTGACTGGCGTATCCATATTAGATCCCCGTTTTACGAACCATTGACATGGGCTTCTTTTGGTTGGCAATTTTTGCCAGATTCCGACCCATTGCTTTCATCTGTGCGTTAGTCTTGCCACCCTTAGCAAACTTTTTCACATTTGCATCTGGATGAGCCTTAGCGCCCTTCTTTTTCATGTGTGCCTTTAATGCTGCTTTCATATCCATGTTTTACTCCTTAAGTAGTTACTGTTACGGTTCCTATACTACCTTGGGCTACCAAGTTATTAGGTGTTAGCCCATTATCCCTTGCGCCCCCAACAGGGTTCCACCCCCACTGGATAATCCTACTACCCCCAGATGGCTCACCAAATGCGTCTGAAGCATCTGGATCTGGCGGATTAATATATTCAACTTGTGTTCCTGTTAAACCTGCCTGTAAATATGACTTATCGTTTCTAGGATTCTGTAAAGCCTGTGGATCGTACACGGGGTACATACCTAATTGTAACTGTGGCTGATCCGGTTCCCAACATGTATAACAAACTAGCAAATTGATGTTTTTGGTCTTTATGACTATTTTCTTCAATTCCTTCAGCTTGTAACGAAACCCGCATCTGTCGCACTCCGCTATCGCCCATTTACCAGAAGCAAACTTTGGACCCGCCATAGTTCACCTATTAATAAAAATACTGCCGTGGGGCCAACCGCAGCCCAGCCTTTTCCCGGTCTTCGCTTGAACCAAGTAGCCACTGCTCCTCATAAGCCGCCTTCAACATTTCCAAACGTGGCGCACCTTCTGGAATCTTCATAGCAATGTAGTACGCCAGTCCAGCCACCAAACAGGGCAACATACGAAAAGGTATGTCTTCTGTCTGCATACCGTTACCCGCATCTTGCAGGCGGCGTAGACGCCAATATATAAACGAGTAGTAATTGCTTTGATCGGGGCTAGGCCAAACACAGATGTTGGGCAGGTTAATTACTGATACCGCCGCACCTGCTGTGTGTGCAGCAGCCGTTGTGTTATTCACGCCACGAACACAGTTTTGCAGAATATTGCCAGAAATCTCGTTATATCCGATGGTCTCAGAACCAATCGTAATGAAGCCCACATAGTTCAATCCAACCACAGAACTAAGCGTGATTGTGTTTGAAGACGAGGTAATAGTGCTACTTAAAGTAATGTTTGTAGAGTTTGAGGCCCCGCTTTGCCGGTCAATCCAAACCTGAATTGGGCGCCCTTGGGCGTTCTTATTGGGTATCGTGGCGTAGGTCGAAGACGAGATCCGGTTGATATTAATGTCAGACTGGCTGATAAGACCGGAATCAGTACGCACCACCATGTCCATCAAGTCAATGGTATCGATGGGCAAAGCATAAGTAATCTGTGCCTGATTTAAAGGAATAGATCCTTGCTCGATAGTCCAAAGGTTAATGCCCCGGTTAGCCCACTCAATAGTCAATAAGTTCAGGCTACGACGGGCTGTACGTAACTCATATCCAGTACGCAACTCGGCACCGGCACGCTCGTATGCCTCTTCAACGAGTTCGTTGAGTTGAAGATTAAAGTTGGTGGTGCCGGTTGTGCTCATTTCATCTTCTTAAGTGTTTGTGCCAAACGCGCACGCTGACCCAACTTACCCGGGGCTTTAGCCGCTTTGGCGAGTTTCTTAGCCGGAATCTTCTCTCCAGCCTTGACTCCTAGCGACTTCTTTAAGGCACCGGGCTTCTTAATAGCAGACTGAATCCACTTTTCGCCCACTTTGCCGCCCTTTTTAAAGACGCCACGGCCCTTTAGCACGTCAGCACGGGTAACTTCACCATCGTTGTTTAGATCAGGAAAATTCTTAGCCATCTCATCCTACCTTTCTATGCGGAGCAACTTTTTTAGCCACCCCTTTAGGCTGGGCGACGAACTGCTTTCCTGCGGCTTTTCCTGCTCGCTTGGCTCGGGTGGTCGCGGCGTACTCTTGCGGGGAGAGCGCTTTGATGGCGCTACTTGGGAGGTATCTTTCCCCTGTAGCCTTCGGTCCTTGCGTAGATGGTTTGCCACTCTTAGTTCTCCACTTTTGTTGCGTCCACGCTTTCAGACTTTGCTGCGGCTTTTTCAAGTTCGACATATCGTTCTCTTTGCCTAATCTTCCTAAAGTCTTCGGCTGTACTAATTAACCAGTCAAATACGTTTCCATCTGTTTCGGCGTTGTATACCGGAAATCTAATCTTTGTACCCACCGCCTGCTTTCTTATACTGCATAGCCAGCATCTGAGCCTTACGGGCACTCCACTGACCCGGAGCACCGCCCTTGCCGCCAGCCTTAATACTTTCAAAGATCCGTTTACGCATACCGGGTTTGGTGTAGTTTCCAGCCTCATTCACCTTAGACTCACCACCTTTGGCATACATCTTGACCTCATTCGGATCATCCTTACGTTTGATCGTCTTGACCTTTGGCATTTTAGAGGGATTAATTATCCCCATACCCCGGCTTGGTCGCATTTAGCAGGCCATCCCACCCTTGCGCATAGCAACTTGTTTACCTTTGGTCTTGCCCTTAGAAGCAACACCGTCGGCTTGCTTATGCCCAGCAGCCAAACCACCAGCAGCCATTTTTTTAACTTTGCCGCCATATTTCATACCGGCTTCTTTCATCTCATGCTTAAGCATAGACTTAGGAGCGCCCTTTTTCTTCATAAAGGACACTTCCTTTTTCATCATTGCCTTTGACTCTTTCATGACTCCACCTTCCTTTTTAGTGAATTCTTTGCCTACGGACGTTGGTACGCCCACCTTTTTTGCAAACTTTGGGTTATTAGCCACCGCTTGCATGAACCGTTCTTGCTTGGCTGATAC